TAGAGTTGTAGGAGAAGATAGAGAAGAAGCAGGAGGACACGCAACACCTAAACCCATTGAATTATGTGCAAGAGCTATAAAGAGTAGCAGTAGAGAAAATGACAGTGTACTTGATTTATTTGGTGGAAGTGGAAGCACTTTAATAGCTTGTGAGCAATTAAATAGAAGTGCTTATTTAATGGAACTAGAACCTAAATGGGTACAAGTAATCATTGAAAGATATTTAAAATTCACAAATAACAAATTTATGAAAATAAATGGAGAAGAAGTTGATTGGTTAGAATACAAAGTAGGTGATAACAATTGCTAAAAGTAAATACGAAACAGAAGTTGAACCTAGATTTTTAGAAATAGAGGCTTGGAAAAGAGATGGATTAACAGATGAGCAGATAGCCAAAAATTTAGGTATAGCATATTCAACATTTAGAGAATATAAAAACAAATATTCGGCATTTTCGGCAGTTTTAAAAAAAGGTAAAGAAATTGCAGATATAGAAGTTGAAAACGCTTTATTTAAGAGAGCCATAGGATATACATATAAAGAAGTAACAAAAGAAGTAAAAGAAATAGATGGAAAGAAAAGCACTTATATAAAAGAAGTAGTAAAAGAAATGCCAGGAGATGTAGGAGCACAGATATTTTGGTTAAAGAATAGAAAATCAAGTAAATGGAAAGACAAGCAAGACATAGATATTGAAGACAATAATGTATCTATAACGATTAATGGAGTTAAAAGAAATGGAAATTAATATACAAGCTAACGAGCATTTTATTGATTATCTAAATAACTGGGATAAAAGATTCTATTACATTGTTGGAGGATATGGAAGCAGTAAATCATATCATACAGCCTTAAAACTAATATTAAAGGCATTGCAAGAGAAAAGAAGAATATTAGTAGTTAGAGCAGTTTATAGGACTATAAAAGAAAGTTGCTTTTCATTATTAAAAGGAATTATCAGTAATTACAGCTTAAATAACTTTTTCACATATACAACAAACCCTTTACACATTAGAGGAAGGAATGGGAGCGAATTTATTTTTATGGGACTTGATGACGCTGATAAATTAAAGTCTATTGATAATGTAGATATGATTTGGATTGAAGAGTGTCCTGAAATTAGTTACAACGCTTTTAATGAGTTGAATGGAAGATTAAGAGCATTAGGAAAAGACTTACATATATTCTTAACAAATAACCCGGTTAGTATAAACAACTGGACTTATGAAAGATTTATTAAAAAAGCTGGAATAGATGAAGAAGAGTTATATCAAAAAAGAATTATATTAACAGATGATACTTATTATCATCATTCAGTTGTTGAAGATAATGCTTTTGTTACTGATGAATATATAAAACAATTAAAGAATTTTGAAACTTATGATATTGAAAGATACAGAATAGCCTATCAAGGAAGATTTGGAATAGTTGGAGAAAGAGTATTTACAAATATTCAAAAAGCTAGTGATGAAGAAGTACAAGCAATAGTAAAAGAATTAAGTAAATATGGATTAGGTAATTTATACGATGGCTTAGATTATGGGTTTAGCTTCTCTTACAATGCTTTGGTTAGAATGGCATTAGATAGAGAAAATAATTATTTATATATTTATGATGAAATCTATAACAAAAATCTTATAACAAGTGAATTAATTAAATCCATTGAACATATAAAACTAAGGCATAGAGAAATAATAGCAGATAATGCTAGACCTGAAATAACAGAGGAGATAAGAAGGTCAGGATTTAGAATTATCAGTTGTGAAAAAGGTGCAAGAAGTGTTTTAGATGGATTACAGAAGCTAAAAAGTTTTTATAAAATTATAGTTTCTGATAAATGTAAGAACACATATAGAGAATTGACTGAACTATGCCACGAAAAAGATAAGAACGGGAATTACTTAGAGAATAAATTCACAATAGACCCACACACTGTTGATGCTATGAGGTATGGACTAGAAAAGTATAAGGCTACTACATTTAAAAATGGAGAAATAAGAAAGCCACTAGGAGTTTAAAAATGGAAAAATCAAGGATATTAAAAGCATATAACGATTATATACAAACTGATATTCATAGAAATTGTGAAAAATATAGGAAATTATCAGACGGGAAAAGTGCAGATGTATTTTTTGCAGATGTAAGAGCAAGAGTAAATTTGGAATATATGGGAATAGTAGATAAACAAGGTTATATGAAGTCTTACAGTATAAATAATAATAGTTTAACAAGCAACAGCAAAGGTTGCAGTCTTAAAGATTTAGTTGTAGGTAATGGACTATTACAAGCGACAACAAGACTTTATGCAGAGTATGCAACAAGTAAGAAGTTAGTAACTAATCAGAAAGATTTTGAATTAATAAAAGATTTTGACCTAGATGATTTACTAGGCAAAACTATGGTTATTCAATCTTGGGCTGGTAAATTGCTTTTAAAAGGAGTTACAGAATTAGAAAAATTTAGTTTTTATCCAGTAACACCAAAAGATTATTTCCCAATTAGAAATGAATATAATCCAAAATTAATAGATGGCTATGTAATCTATAACCTATCACAAGATGATAAAAGTAAAAAAACGCTTATATGTGAAATCTATGAGTTAGATAGCATTGAATACAGGGCATATAAAATAATTGATAATTCTATAAGTGAAATACCTTATCCCTTTGACTTAATTAAAAATGGAATGATACAAGACGGATTAGGTTATAGAGATAAACAAGCACAAGGTTGGGCAGTAGTAGAAGTAGAGAACATTTTTGGTAAAAGTGATTATAATGATGATTTAGTTGGAAATGTAAGAGAGTTAGTAATTGGAGATACTTTAACATCACAAGCATTTCAAAAGGTTGCTAATCCATTGTTGCAAGTTCCAGATAGTGTAATAGAAGTTGATAAAAATGGTCGTAGTACCGTAAGACTAGATGGAAGAGTAATTATTGTAAATAAAGATGATAAAGAAGTTAAACAAGTGCAGCTTGAAACTAAGACACAAGAATGGAAATTACATAAGGAAGACATCAAGAATGATATTTATAAACAATTAGGAGTAAATGACCTAGCTTTTGGAATTGATTTAGGCGGAAGTATATCAAGTGGAGAAGCTAAAAGAAGAAGCCTAGAAAGAACTATTGCAACAGTTGAGAGCAAAAGAACTAAATGTATTACTGGAATAAAAAACATAATTCTATGGGGATATAAGAAGTTAAAAGGTAAAGAAATAGATTTACAAATAGAAACACAAGATATTTTAAGTTTATCACTAACTGAAAAAATGTCTATTGTAGTACAAGGTATTCAAAACAATGTAATGAGTTTAGAAACAGCTATCAAGTTTTTAGGTCTTTTAGGAGAAAAAGAAGATAAAGAAATAGGATCAATAAAAACTAATATAAGTTATCAAGAAAAACTTATAAATATTTTAAATATACTTGCTGGAATAACAAGAGAAGAGCAATTACAAGTTAAACTTGAAGAACTTTCAAAAGATATAATGAAAGATTTAGGACTAGAAGTAAAGGAGGAATAACATATGTTCCCCTTAGCACAAGAAAATAGATTAAGAATAATATTTCAATTTTATACAAAAAAAAGAGTTGGAAGAGCAAGAAAAAGCGTAAGTAATGGACAATTACCATTATTTGAATTAACAGATGAAGAAAAAAGAAACATTATAAAAGATTTAACAAAAGTTGCTATTGATGTTAATTTATCAACATTTGAAAGTTGGCGAACTTTAACAGATGAAGATTTAAAAAGAACTGATTTAACTGGTGCTAAATACTGGATAAAAAAGAATTATGACTTATTCAATAATACAACAGTTACAGCTGATAAGTTAATGGATATAAGGCAACAAAGGATAATAGATACAATTAAAAATTATAATAGAAATTTAGATGTATTAAAAAATGGAGAAGTACCAAAATCTACATTGAATGCATTGAAGCAAGATATAGAAAATAATAGAGCTAGTAAAGAAATTAAAGATATTGTTAAGAGTATAGAAAATGGAACATATACTCAAAATGATATTAATAATTTACAAAAATGGCTAAACAGAAGAAATGAAAATCTTGCAAGAAATGAAACAGGTAATTTATATGCACAAGAATGTAAAGACTTAATGATTGAGAACGGTATAGAGCATTTTGTTTGGCATACTATGAAAGATGATAGAGTTAGACCAGAACACGCTGAACGAGAAGGCTTAGTATTTAGTATCAATGATGAATTACCAGGAGAAGATTTTAATTGTAGATGTTGGGCTGAACCTATTAGATTAAATTAAATTTTGTGTGAGAAATTGCATGAGAGGAGAAACAATGGAATTAAAAGATGGAAAAATAGTAATAAGTGATGAAGAAAAGAAAATACTAGGAAGTGATGAGGGTAAAAAATGGCTAACTGATAACAAGTTTATGATTGAAACAGTAAAGGAAGTAGACAAGCCTTTAACAGCAGAGGCAGTAACTAACTTTATAAGTAAAAATCAAAGTTTATCAGATAAACTGTATAATGACAATGCTATTAAATTCTTAAAATCAAAATTAGGAGATAAGGTAACTTCTGATGATTTAGGAAAAGAAATAGTATTTAAAAACAGTTTTGATGATTATAAAAAGGAAGCTATTAAAACAGCAGCAAGTTTTGCATTAGGAGCAATATCACCTAAATATAGTTCAATGCTTGTGAATGCAGTAGACTTTTCTAAATTAGATATTAAAGATGGAAAGATTACAGGTTTTGATGAACAAGTTGCTAATTTTAAAACAACTTATCCAGATTTATTTAATGAGAAAGGAAGTACTACACCACCAACATTACCACCTAATAATGAAAATTCAAAAGTTACTTATGATGATTTTTTAAAGATGGATGATGTGGAAAAATCAAAATTAACAGATGAACAATTAAAAGAAATATTAAGAGAGAAATAGGAGGATATAAATATGTCATATCAAACTTTTAAACCAGAAGTATGGGCAGAATTAACAAACAGAAACTTAAATAAGCAATTAGTTTTTGGTGCATTAGCAAACAGAAATTATGAAGGAAAAATAGAAAATATGGGTAGCTCTGTAAGAGTGCCAAGTATAGGGTCAGTTACCGTTGGAGATTATACAGGAGCAGATATAACATTCCAAGAAGACACAGGAGCATATCAAACTATTAACATTAACAAAGCTAAATATTTTGCTTTAAAGATGGATGATGTAGATAAGGCACAAGCTATACCAGGAGTTATAGAAGCATTAACAGACCAAGCTATTTATGAAATGGCTGATGTTGTTGATACAGAACTTGCTAAATTATATGCAAAATGTAAAAGCAAAGTTGCTGGTGTTATAGGTAATGATAAAGTATCAGATAAAATAATAGATTTAGCAGTAAAAATGGATGAAGACAATGTCCCTACTGCAAATAGATGGCTTGTAATTTCACCTGAAATTTATGGGCAACTTATAAAAGAAGTTCCAACAATTTCAAAAGGAGAAAATACACTAGGTATTAATCAAAGCTATTTTATTGGCTCTTGGGGAGGATTTACTATTTATAAATCTAACAATGTACAAAGAACAGCTAAGAAATATCACTGTATGGCAGGAGTAAGTGCAGGATTAACTCTTGCAATGCAAATAAACAAAATGGAAGCTGGAAGATTTGAAAAATCATTCGGAGAATATGTAAAAGGATTACAATTATTTGGTTGTGATGTTATGGAAACAGAAACAGGTAAAACAAAATTACTATGTGAATTAGAAATATCACAAGCATAATGGAGAGTTAAAAGCTCTCCCCTTGTTTTAAGGGGGATAAATGATAGGTTATGTAACATTAGATGAAGCAAAAAAATTTATAAAAAATAGATATGAAGAAGTATCAGATACAGAATTATCAAAAGGCTTGTATAAGGCATTGGATAAAATTGAAAGTTTAATGATAAGAGATAGTGGAAAATCAGATAAACAAGAATTAATATTCCCTAGAATTGATGAAGAAAAAGTACCTGATGAAATTAAAAAGGCTCAAATACTTGAAGCATATTCAATAGTTAAAGACTTGGAAGATGAGAATACAGGTGATATTGAAAAAGGCATTGCTAGTAAATCAATAGGGGATATGTCTATAAGTTATACAGCAAATAATACAAATAAAATAGGAGCAACCGTATTTGCAAATGCTCAAGCTAAAAATATTCTCTATAAATATGTGAGGAAAACTTATGATTGGAGTTAATGTAAAATTTACAACTGAAAGTTTAAAAAAGTTTGCAGAGATAGAAAAGCAATTAAATCTATTGGCAAAATGGAAGTTAGTTGTACAGTTCAATGAAGATAATACAGAAGAAAATGGTCAAAAAGTTGAACTTATAGCAATGTGGTTAGAGTATGGGAATGAGGGATTTAATGTTCATTATCCTGCTCGTCCATTTTGGAGAACAGCAATAGATGCGAATATGCAAAAAATAATGAATAGATTTATTCATAATGCTAAACAGGTAGCAGAGGGCAAAATGCAAGCCAAGCAATGTTTTGAAGATATAGGAAAACAGATGGTTCAATATATTAAAAAAAGCATAGAGCAAGGAAGACTGTTCGGCATCGGTGGCATAGACGGGAATGGTGAAGAAGGTGCCTTTGGGGACACGATATTCCGCGCGCATCTTCGATCGATCTATGCGCGGTGCAGTATTGCTGGGAGAAGTGTGCTTAGCCTCGGTCGGAAGTTTGAAGTCACTAGCCTTGGTGACCGGCTGCATCATACGCAGACTCTCCAGACTGATGAAGTCTTCCTTATAAGGATATCCATAACTCATCATGGATTGTCCTGATTTAGGTTCAGTGCAACGACCCACCAAACCTGCACCACCGACAAAGGGATGGTCCGCCCCGAAAAGGTGACCAAGTTCGTGACCGATGGTAATCATTTCTTGTGAATTGACAATCGCCCATCCTTTTCGATCTTGAAACTTCACTCCACCAGGACTGGCTAATCCTTGCAAAGCACCGCCTTCTATATAATTCACCACAATGCCGATGTCGTAGGCATCAGACCCGATGGCTGCATTGATGAGTTTTGTGCCCGCATCATAAGCATACGAGCCCTTATAAGACTTCTCAATAAGTCGCTCGTCTTGCACGATGGTGAAGCGCACCCCTAAATCGCGCACGTAGA